AAGCCGGTGGGCTACTTTCAGCGGAGCTTACTGGACTACTCGACAAGCTCACCCGCGAAGCCGACGACATCAACGTCGCCTACGCTTCCTGCCGGGCAGACGCCTTCACCATCCGCGCGCTGACACCGCAGTAGGGCTCACTCGCGCAGGTCGGCGATCTCGCAGGCCCAGACGACCCAACGAGCGATGACCCAAACGCAGACGAGGCCTGTCAGGCCAACAATGATCCAAGTCATGATGTTGCTCCAATGATGATCAGCGTTCCCAGCAGGGCCAGGCCAACAACGGGTCCCAGAATCCGCAGCCAGGACTTTCTCCGCAGGCGCTTGTGTCTAGGAAAATGTTCGATCGGGTTGGCAGCTCCGGGGTGGATCCTGTAGACATTGCCTGTGCTCGTGGGCTCTCGCCCTTCGCTCGCGTGCATGATCATTTCAACAACCCTTCGAGTTTGGCCTTGCGCAGCAGTTGAGCTGCGGTCGGGCGCTTTGGTTTGGAATCACGGCTCTGGGCGCGCTTGACGGCCTTGTCGATGCGCTTCGCGACGAGCGCCTGTCCGGCATGAAGTTTGTTCGGGACAAGGTGGCCAGGGCCGAAAATGTATTTCACGTTGTCCGTCGGATGCAAGATTCGGTTGTGGCGCTCACCGTCCATGCGTACGTGCAGCCTGTGATCAGCGCTGCGGATCGTGCCTTTGAACTTCGCTCCATTCGGCGCAGTCCACTCGACCCTGCCGCCGATCTTTGCTGGAACCGAATAAAAGTCTCTGACATATTGAATGGTCATTGCTGGCTCCGTATAAGTTGAGGGTGAAGGGGCCGAAGCCCCTCCGGTTGTTCAGATCTCGAGCGCCAGCTCCAGCGCCCGGCTCTTCAGCGCGTCACCATTGCCGAACCATGCGCCGTTCATCCGGCTGTCCGCTGCCCGCCCGCGCTCGTGGTCCACGTACTGGGTGACGCTGTTCAGCCACTGCCAGGCGCTGCGGCCTTCGGTCAGGTCGGAGCCGATCGCAGCACCTTCGAACAGCTCGATGATCCGGCGGTAGGCCTTGGATTCCTTCACGCCGTCTTTATCTTGGCGAGAGCCATCAGCCTTGGGGCCAAGGGTGGGCGCAATCAGCTCCAACGTGAGCTTGGTTGCCCACTTGGCGTTTACCTCGCTCTGGGCCAACCGCTGGGTCTGCGCCATGAAGGTGTCCCAGGCCGACTTGATCAGACCCAGACGCTTCTGAACTTCCAGCGCGTTGAAGGTCGAGTGGTGGGCGATCTTCACGGTGCGCTCGTTGCGGCCCATGGAGTCTTCCTGCAGCGCCACAGAGATGGTGTTGTGGCAGACGACCCGGATCGCAGTGAACTTGGCCGTGGTTGCCAGGCCACCGTCGAAGCTCGTCGCCAGCAGCAGGTAGGGCAGCACCCGGTCGTGGCCGATCACGTCGAAGCCCTCGTTCATCTTCGCCAGAGCCCACACACGCTTGCCGCCGTGCAGTGAGCCCGCCGTGTCCATGGTGAACCCGCCGTTGTCGGTCAGGTTGCGGAAGAACTCAAGGGTCTCGCCAGGCTGCACGACCTTGTAGCCTTTGGAGACGATGCCCAGTGGCACGCAGGTGTCGGCGCGGTACAGGACTTCACGGTCGCCCATTTGCATCATCCGTGGGCCGTCGTCGTTGCTCTCGCTGGGCACCTGGAATCCGACGCTCGCCCGGCGCACTTCGAAGTCCAGACCGGCCTGCTTCTTCCAGGTGTCGATGGAAGCGCCGTAGGTCAGCTCCTGGCCCAGGCCATGCCATGGGGTTTCGCCGACGTAGGCCATGTTGTTTTTGCCGTTGCTTGTGTCGAGTTCGTGAGACATGATGTGTTTCCTTTTAAGTTGAGGGAAGGGGACGGGGCGAATCAATAGTTGCGACCGTGGTGTTCGGTCATCAGATCGCTGCGCAGCTCTTTGCGGACGAATTGGTAGGCCAACTTCCAGGCTTCCTTCGCGGTTGCGACGCAGCGACGAGCGCTTTCAAAGTGGGGCTGGACAATGCTCATCGTGTCGTCCAGACCATACATCTTCAGTGTGCGCTCATGGGCGCTCTTTCTTGTAACGGCTTGGCAGCGGGTCGTGGCGCGCGTTGCCAAGAAGTAGTATTTGATCATGAAGTGGCGCATGGTGTTTCCTTAAGTTGAATCCGGTTTCATTCAAACCGTACACGAATTATGGGACCATGCCATACCAGGGCAATACAGGGAAAACCCTTGGTTTCAGCCAAAAACGCAAAATAGTTTGCTTAAAACACTAGAAAGGCAGCAGCTCGCGCTCGTCGCCGTTGATCAAGTCGGCTATGTTCTTCTTGGAGGCCAGCGCCCGGACGATCTTTTCGTCCACCGTGCCCGTCGCCACCAGGTCGATGTAGACCACGTTCTGGTCCTGGCCAATGCGGTGGTTGCGGTCTTCGCTCTGCAGACGCTCTCGCAGCGAGAACGTGTTGCTGAAGTAGAGCGTGTAGGCCGCAGCGGTCCACGTGACGCCTGTTCCACCGGCCTGCTGTTGTGCAACCATGACCGATGCCCATCCGCTGTCTGGAATTTCCGGGTCGCCCTGGAAGGCAATCTTCGCAGCCTCGCGGTCCTTCATCTTCACGCCACCATGGTACTGCACGACCTTGATTCCTTCCGCCTCCAACACGCGAACGATCTCATCGATCTCGGCATGGAAGCGCGCCCACACAATGATCTTGCTGCCCTGCGCAACGACGGCCTTCACCCGGTCCACCATCAGGTCCATCTTCGGGTTTTCACCTTCAATGCGGATCGGCTCCTCATGCTCAGGGTGGATGTAGAAGCCGCTGGTGATCTGCGCCAGCTTGGTGATGGCGGTGAGCTTGGCGATCGGAGTTTCCTCCTGCTCGTAGATGAGCCGGCATTCGTCCTCAGCCTTTTTGTACAGCTGGGCCTGCAGCGGTGTCATCTCGAAAAACGCGGTCTTGTAGATCTTGTCGGGCAGGTCCAGGCAGTCTTTCTTCAACACCCTGAATGTGTACGGCGCGACGATGCGCTGCAGCTTGTCTAGGTTTTTGTACTTGGGCTGACCGCCTGGACCCTTCTGAACAACCTGCGGGATGCGCTTGGTGCCGCTGCGGTCCATGATGCTCTTGAGCAGCGGGTTGATCTTCTGAACTACTTGCCCGTTGTCGTCGTAGGTGCTGACGGTGTCGGGGATCATTTCAGCGTACTCGGTCTTGAAGGCAAAGTAACTCTCGGTCTCCAGAATATTCTTGTCGAGGAAGTTGTACGGCGCAAAGGCGTCGAACGGACCCTGCGTGATCGGGGTGCCGTCCATGATGCGACGATACTTGGTCATGTACTTCAGCTTGAGCAGAGCCTTGAACCGGGCAGACGTTGGATTCTTGATGTAGCCAGACGCCTCGTCGCCGACGATCAACAACCGGCCAGCGCCAATCGCGAAGCGCATCAACGCATCGAAGCTGCGCTTGTGGTTGAGCCCTTCCCAGTTCATCGTCAGGATGCGCAGCTCGCGCGCGCCGTCGGGCGCTGGTGTGTAGATCTTCTCCAGCAGCGCTGCCTCGCGCTTGCTAGTGTTGGAACTCCAGGCGTGCGACTTCCACCGGCACCAGTCAGGCATGTGCTTTGGCAGCTCCAGCAGGGTCCAGTTTGTGTGCACGCCATTTGGCGCGAATACGATCATCGCGTCGATCTCGCCTGCTTCCCAAAGGTCTGCGGCATTGTTGGCGATGATCCAGGTCTTGCCTGTTCCCATTTCAGCGCTGAGCAGGAAGGCGCGCTTGTGGCCATGCTCTGCCAGGCAGCGCAATTGGTGGCTGTACGGCTTGGTCTTGTAACGGCTCACGTCTGGTTCTTGAAGCATCTGAGAATCTCCTCTGGTTTGATTGGTGAGCCCTTGGGCTGCGTCCACAACGCGGCCTCTAGCAACTCATTGACTGTCATTTCGTTGAGCTGGTCGGCGTACAAGCCGGGTATCAGCATGCGGCGCTTGTCTGTCCCGATCCAAAAGAAAGCGATGCCACCGGCCTTGCGTTGAGCCAGGAACCAATTCTTTTGGCTCTGCAGCACAGGGTGATTCGACCCGCCAATCAGCGCAGTGGTCGCGCGCTTGGGTTCAATCGGGGCTTTCAGCTCAAGCCAAAACTCGCGACCTCCCTTCACACACACACTGACATCTGGCATGCCTTCGCCAAGCAGGTTCTCGACCCGGTCGCAACGGTGTGGGCTGCGAAAAACATTTTGCTTCAGCCACTTGTACTCGATCTTTTCGCTCATTTGTTTTTCTCGATCGCAGCGTTGACGACGCGCGTTATGGCTCGCCAATCAGGAACTGTTTCTGTCCATGTGTCCTCATACCAAGACCTTTCACGACTCTCGGTTGGCGTTTCTTTCAACTCATGAAACAAGGTTTTGACTTCGTCTTCGGTCATGGTGCTGCGGCCTCCGTTGGTTTGTCGAGCCACTTCCACTTGGTGATGAAGCCGAAGCGAATGTCCTTCACAAAGCGCGCGCGGACCAACAGGTGAGCGCCTTCAGGCACGGTCTCCAGCAGCTCCTTGCCTATGGCTTCAAAGTCGAAGCGCCCGATACGCGCGCCGATCGTTCCTGTGTCGTCGCGCAACCGAACGTCCACAAAGTCCAGCGGGCCGGTTTCACGCTTGCCGTTGCGCTTTTTGACGTTGACCTCCTCGTTGGCGTTGCGGGCATTTTTGTAGATGAGTTCGCCCAGGAACACGTGTGAGCCGCGCTGCTTGCCATCGAAGCTTTCAATCTTGTCCACGTCACCGTTGATGCCGATGGAGCCGGGGTTCTCATAGATCTTTCCGTACTTCGAAGCGAACGGGAAAATGTCTCCGAAGAGGTTGCTAGCCTTCTCGATGTCGGCGCGCTGCTTGGGTGTCAGCTTGCCAGCGTCGCGCGCTTCGATTAGCTTTGCGGCCTTGCTCTCGCCAATGCCTTTCAGGTTCAGGAAGCCGCCGACGAGCTTGCCATCCACAGCCGCCCAGTTTGCGACGGAAAGGTTGATGTCAAACGGCGTGTATTCCAACCCCTCCTTCACCATCTCACGCAGCAGCTCGATAGCGCTGTCCTCGTCCTTGGCGTTGCGGAGATTGGCCGCAGCAAACTCCAGCGGGTGGTGCGCCTTCAGGTAGGCCGTCAGGTAGCTGATCACCGCGTAGCTGTACGTGTGCGCCTTGTTCATCTGCCAAGCGCCCATTGAGTTGATTGTCTGCCATGTGGCATGAGCGGCCTCTTCGCTGATGCCTTGGCTCATCGCGCCGGTCTTGAACTTCTCCCAGTAGGTGTCGAAGAACTCTTTGCCCATGCGCTTGGACATGGCCTTGCGGATGGTGGAGGTTTCCTTCCAGTCGAACTTGCCGATCTCGCGCACAATGGCCAGCGTCTGCTCTTGGTACACCGGCAGGCCGTAGGTCTCTGCCATGTGGGCTTCGACCAGAGGGTGGATTGGTTCGTAGGGTTTGCCATTCTTGCGCTTCACCCACTCTTCCGTGACACCGCCGCCGAACGGACCGGGCCGTGCGAGTGCTGTGACGGCGTCGATCTCGGTCAGCGACTCAAAGTGAACGTCTCGGCTGATGGCGCGCAGCGCGTTGCCTTCAAACTGGAAGATGCCGCAGAGCCTGCCTTGATTGAACACATCATAGGTCTTCTGGTCGTCGAAGGGCAAGTTGTACCAATCGATCGGCACGCCAGAGTCTTCCAGCACGCCCAGCGTTCGTAGACCCAACACGTCGATCTTCAGCAGGCCAAGTTTTTCAGCCGCGCCTTTTTCCACGTGGGCGATGCCGTTTGCGTCCACGACGCAGTAGTTGGTGATCGAGTCATTGCAGACGAGCAGGCCTGCAGCGTGGACGCCGGTGTGACTGGCGTGGCCTTCAATCGCTTGCGCAACGACGGCCTGCGGGTATTGCTGGATGAACTGCCTGCCGGGGTCGGTTTCCTTGAAGGTATCTTCCAGGCAGTTGTTCGCGCGCGAGTCAGCGGACGAGCGCTCGATCATTGCGATCTTGACAGCGCCCGTTGCAGCAGGCGGGATGTTGAGCGCCTTGCAGACAGCGATGAGCGCGCTCTTGGGCTTGAACTGGCTGATGGTGCCGATGTGAGCCGTGTTGCCTTCACCGTGCTTCTCGGCCATGTACGTGAAAACCATCTCGCGCTTTGTGTCGGGGAAGTCGAGGTCGATGTCGGGCAGGTCGGTTCGGGTCACGTCGATGAATCGCTCGAAGTAGAGCTTGGGCGGGATCGGATCAATCTCGGTGATGTTGGCCAGGTAACAAACCAACGAACCGGCTGCAGAGCCGCGCGACGGGCCGACCAGCATGTGCTGCTTGGCGTACAAGCACATGTCGGCCACGATCAGGAAGTAGCTCTCGAAGTCTTTGGACCTGATCAGCTCCAGCTCGTACATCAGGCGGTCTTCGTACTCGTCAGTCCAGCGCGCGTCCATGTTTCGGCGCGTGATGCCGGACCTGCAAAGCTCTTCCAAGTTACCCGCTGCCCTCACCATCTTGGCTTTTGGCAACACTAAGCCTTTGCAAGCCAGAGCCACAGCGGCCTCCTGCTCGCCAGTCTTCAGGTCTACCAATATGTTCTGCGGAGTTGGCTTCAGGCCTGCCCGGCTGATCAATTCGAACACGCCTTTGTCGGCCTCGTCGATGAAGGCGTTGTCGCTGGTCGCCACGACGCGCAGGCCGTGCTCTCGGGCGAGCGCTAGCTTTTTGGCGTTCAGCACGCGGCTGGCCGGGTTGGTGTCTATGAAAGCGCCGCATGCGCTCAGGAACTCGCCGTCGGTGATGTCGCCCGCAAATTTCAGGATCTCGCCCGACATCGCAAGAACGTCGGACTTGTACAGGCGCGGAACCTTGCCGGAGCGTGTGGAGATGGGCTGCTGGTGGGCTTTCGAGAGCGCCCTGTAGAGTTCGCTCAGGCCGGTGGTCGATCGGGCCAGGAACCACATGTGTAGGTTCATCTCATCGTCGTCCACGGCGCACTCGACGCCCAGCAGCGGTTGGATGCCCGCCTTCTCGCATTCCTCGAACCACGTCACGTGGCCCCAGGTGCTGCCAACGTCCACAATCCCGGCAGCAGTGCAGCCCAGCTCCTTCAGCCGGGCGACGGTGCGGGCGACGGGCGCAAAGGTCTGCCCGAAGCTGTATTCTGTTTTGATGCGAAGTTGGATCACTTTTTCTCTCTCATTTTGCGTTCTGTTTGCTTCACCGCGTAGCTGGTCACGAGAGCCTTGAATTCGACCTGCTCTTCCTCCGTCATGGCGTACCACAGCGCCATCAGCTCGAAAGCGCCTGCTGCCTCCTCGAAGAATTTCGCCTTCGCAGGATTGGGGCCGGTGGCTGGTGGAAGAGCAGGGGTCATCAGTAAGCCTTGCCGCCTTCGGCTTGTCGGGCTTCCAGCTTGTGGTCAGGCCGAACAGCGTTGAACAACAGCTTGTCGGTGACAGCGCCACCAAGGTCAATGCCAGCCGCGCCTGCAAGGTCGCAGATCCGAATCAGCGCATCAGCCAACTCGACCTCGAACATTTCACGGTGCTTCAGCTTGTCGTCTGGCAAGCTCTTGCGGTGGCCTTCCATCGCTTCGCTGACCTCGCTGTGGATCAGGCAAAGCTTCTCGGCAACAAGCGCTTTGCCGAAGCGGGTGCCTGCGCGGATCTCGGCCTTGTGGTCTTGGCCTGTCTTTGTGTCTTGCCACCAGCCAGCGGCATGCGCGTCGCCGTGACAGCGCGCGACGAGTGCGTCTACTGCGCCTACGATCTCGGCGTCTTTGGGTGAAAAAGTTGGCATCATCATTGCTCCATTTCGATTGCAGTTAAAAGTTCAGAAGACACAAGTGCTTCCACGAGGGCCTTCACGTCGTCCAGCGCGCGGTGGGTCTGCGCCAATTCCTTTCCTGTGAAGTGTTTGTAAAGCTCGGTCAGCTTTGGCCGGTGACCGAACAGGTGAACGAACTCCTGGACGGAGCAGATCTGGATCGCAGGCCAGCCACAACCGAACGGCTCACCCGTCAGGCGCATGCACTCGTAGTCGATCAGCGCCTTGTCGAACGGCAGGTTGTGAGCAACGACGCAGCCAGCGTTGCGCAGCATGTATTGCGCCTCGCCGTTCCAGACATCACGGAAGGCCGGTTGGCCCTCCAGCTGGTCGTTGGTGATGCCGGTGATCTTGGTGATCTCGGCGCTGACCAGCTCACCGGGGTTGATGAGCCAGTTGCCCTCGCCGATGATCTTGCCGCCTTCGACAAGAGCAATGCCAAGCTCGATCACCTTGGGCTGCTTTTCCAACGGAGCCGTGCTGGGAAGAGTCAGCCCGGTGGTCTCTGTGTCGAAAACGGCGGCAATCATGCTTCGAGCCTGACGATGAACTTGATGTCCACACCCAGCACGGCGCGCGTGTCGTAGATGACGTAGTTGTAGGAGCGCTTGCCCTTGATCACCGGGTTGGTGTGGCTGAACGTCCGGACCGACTGAGCCTCGCGGAAGCCTTCAGCTGCCATGAAGCCGCGCCAGCGCAGAAGCTCCTTGGCAGAGCAGTGCATGCCCAGATGGCTGACGGTGTTGGGAGAGCGCTCCATCCAGTTGGGGCCATCGGTATAGTGAAGGACCTCCAGCTCGTTCGCGCCCTTGAGCATTTCATAGTCGAATGCCAGGTCAGCCTCGTTGGTGTTGCCAGCGCCGAACACTGTGCCGGAGGCCTTCACGTGGTCGCGCGCCCATTCGCCTGCGCCCATGCGGGTGAGCAGCGCAATGGCAGCTGCGGGGTCTGCCGGGCAGAGAGCGACTTGCTCAATGCGGAAGACGAGTTTTGGTTCAATGTTGGTGTCCATGGTTTCTTTCAGTTTGGTTTCTTGGTCTCTTCGAGAACTTTGTCGCATTGAGCGGATGTGATGCAGTGGCCTTGATGGTCGACGATTTCCTCCCGCGCGTCTTGCAGCGCATTCCACAGCGCTTCACGCTGCTCTTCGAGTTTACGGATCCGGGCGCTGGCCCGACGAATGATTTCTTGCTGGCTCATAAAAATAGATCTGGTTGCCGGTCGTTGTTCCAGTGGTTGCTCAGGGCATTGTTTCTTTTGGCCGTGATGATCTCCAAATTCCAGGGCACAGTCAAACCGCAAACGAGCGGGTGATGCAGCGGCACACAATGATTGATTTCATGCGGGACACCGGTCAGCTCTGAAATGCACCTGCAGTTGTATTGAATAAGTTTTAACGCATCGCGGTCAACCCACGGCGGCGTGGAGATAATTATCGCTGAGATATACCGCTTGCGCTTGCTTCTTTTTATCCAATGCGGAACATCGCCACAAAGCAGCGCGGCGCGAACCTTGCTGTGTGTTTCTGAAACGCGGTGAACCACGTAGTCGAGCATGCCCATGATCAGAACGGACAAGGCTCGTTGGGGCCGTGGACAACAGTGCCGATCCCTTCCCAGGCGCGGTCCACAGCCTCGTCCAGCAAGCGCTCTGGCGTCGGAAACAAGACCGGGATCCACCGGCCTTCACACGGCTTGTAGCCTCTGCGCGTGGAAAGGTTCTCTGCAAGCGTTTCAATGCGCAGGTGGTCCGGATGGATGCACAGGGGCTTGAAGCAGCGGTAATGCCCGGCCTCATCAAACGGAAACAGCCAGCCTGTCGAGATCTCAAGCATCTTGCGGTGCGCAGAAACAGTTTGGTGAACCCCGTTGTCGCGGACATTGAGCATCGGATAGTGCCTGCGGACGGCACCGGTCCAGATCCAGCAACCATCTTCGTCGACTCTCGTATTGGCGACGAGCCGCTCGTACAGCGTTGCGTAAAGACGATGCGCCATGACTAAGCCTTCCAGGTTGGCGACTTCTCTTCAATCAACACTTTCCTGAACGACTCAATTGCAGAGCTGCGCATGGCTTTGCGGTTCGCGCTCAGCCACAACGTCAGCGCCTCGTGCGGTTGTTCAACCCTATGCACGACGTGGTTCTCCGCGCGATAGCCGCGTGAGCCGGTGACGGCTGCGTGGTAGCCTCCACCACCAACGTAGACCGTCATGCCCTTGGCGACGAGCGCCTTCAGCTCGGTGTCGGTCTTGGCAATGACCGCGCCGGGGTGCTTCTCGCGGAAGTGCTGGTAGCAAGCTTCCTTCACCATGTCGGGCGAATCGTACTTGGCGTATTCCAGGTCCGGACATTCTTGCGCGATGAGGTCGGCGATGCGGCTGTAGTCCTTGGTCTCGTACCACATGTTGCAGGTGAGCGCAGCCAGCTCCCAACCGCTGACGGTCTGCCGGTCACGCTCCAAGCGCAGGTGCTCCGGCTTCACGTTGTATCCGAACTCCATGTCGGTCTTGCAGATGAACAGCCCGCCGACGTAAAGCTCCTTCGGGCGGTCCAGAAGGATGTCGCCCATGGTGGTTTGCTTGATTGCGCCGATGTCTTCCTGCATCCGGAGGCAACTCGCAACGACCTCAGCAACATCGTCCTTACTCAAGCCTTCAACCTGGAACGTCAAGCCGTTGTTCACCTTGTTCGGCAACTGCGTCTCGTCAATCACCAAGACCTCGCAGCCAAAGCGACGGTTGAATCGGAAGCGGGGCTTCCACAGCTTGTCGCCGTTCAACACACCAACCTCGTAGCCCAGCCGCGTCAAGACCAGCAGTGCGATCTTGTAGCCTTCGCCGAAGGAGCCAATCGCATCCTTGTCGTCGGCCTTGCTCGTCGCGCCCAGCAGCAATGTCTGCGGCGAGAGCGTCGTGAACTCGCTGTTGAGCCGCAAGCCGAAGGTCTCGTGGTCCTCCGTGATGAACTCGTACATGAACGGCGACGCGCTGTCCAGAGCGTTTTGAATCAGCTCGCGGACAGCCTCCTTCATGCCCCAGCGCGAGACGTACTCTTTCACGAGGCTCAGCTCGTAGGTGGTGGTTGCTTCCATGGAATGCTTTCTGTATAAGTTGAGGAGCGGCTCAAGCGCCGTAGGGGATCACGGTGCCGGTGAGGAACTTGTGGTTGTCCTTGTTGCGCAGCAGGTAGGCCAGAAACTCGGCAACGGCCTCTGGAGGCGTCTCTTCACCGGCCAGCAGGCCTTGCAGCTGGTAGGCAACGGCGTGTTCCTTGGTCCAGCCGCGCGTGGCCACCACCTGCTGGTCGATGGCGTCGCTCATGCCGGTGCCCTTGAGCTTGTTGGGGGCAATGCCGAAGACCGTGATGCCCCACTTCTTGGTCAGCTCGCGCGCCAGCTGCAAGGTCATGATGTGGGCCGCGCCCTTGGAAGCGTTGTAGGCCAACGAGCAGGTCATCGGCATGTGCGCAGCGTTGCTCACGACGTTGACGATGGTGCCCTTGGTCTTGGCGAGAAAAGACAAACACATCTTGCTCATGTTGAAGATGCCCTTGGCGTTCACGTCCATCACCAGGTCCCACTGGGCTTCGCTGAAATTTTCGAGCCAGTTGATGATGTTGACGCCAGCGCAGTTGATCAACACATCGAGCTCACCGCCACACAAGTCGTGCAGCTGCAGGAGACTCGGCCTGCGGACATCCATTTTGTCGTCCTTGGCTTTGTCGTATTCAATGACCGTATGGCCAGCAGCGATCAGCGCCGTTGCGATTGCCAGACCCAGGCCGCTGCTGGAGCCGGTGACGAGAATTTTGCTCATGATTGTTGTTCCTTAAATTTACGTTGACGTTCAGCTTGACCATTTGCCGAGAATGCGCTCGGCGCGCCTGTCCGCCAATTGAAGGCGTTGTTCTGGGACCTTGCCGTGCCGTCTGGCCAAGAAGCTTCCGGTTGCGGCACGGCGCGCGTTGGTGGCTGCGCTTTGACTGGAAACTGCCTGGTGTCGCCCTTCATTTTGCCACCAGCGAATCGCGGTGCAGGATCGACTCGATCATGGCGCTGTACACGCCATCGTCGTGGATCGAATCCATGTGCGAGAGGTTGCTGATGGCGAAGCGGCTGAGCTTCACCAGCTTCAGCTCGAACAGATGCCAGTGGTCCGTTTCGACAAGGCCGGGCGGCACGCCGTCTGGGAACAAGACCTTGACGAGCTTGCTCACCATCAGGTAGTTGCTGCCGTAGACCTTGTTGCGCTCGTCGAAGGTTGCCGCCATGTCGCGCAGGATGTCGCCTGTGGACTTGGGCTGGTTAGCCTCCAGCAACATCGCAGGAGGCTCGCGGTAGCCCGCGCTAAGCGACTTGCTGACAGGCAGCGCGCCGCAATCGTGGCATTCAACGTAACCGATGTTTTCTGCTCCAGGAATCAAGCCGGTGCCATTGCATCGCTTGCAGGCGTCAGTGAGCTGGGATGTTTCGGATTGGGTCATGGAATGCGTCCACAGTGTGAATGAAATGGCGCACAGCGGGTATGCCATGCGAGCGGTACATGTCCACGACGCCTTGGTGGTCGTCGTAGGCCATCACAATTTCCTCCTTGGTCACGGAGTAGTTGTTGTTCGGCTCGAAGAGCCAGGCCAGCTGCATCTGCTTGACCTGCGGGCTGGAGCCACGGTGGCCATCCGGGCGCATAAGCAGCAGGAAGCCTGGGGCGACGCGCGCTGTGTTCAGGAGCCAGTGCTCTGTGAGCGCGCGGTACATCGCTGGCCTGGCCGTCATGAAGACGTTGCGATCACCACTCCACAAAGGCAACTCGAAGCCTTCCGAGCTTCGGCAGGCACGATCGAATCCAGACAACAGGTGGTAGTCGTGATAGCGCGCGTCGCCGTGCTTTTGCCAGTTGATCTTGGGGATGCGCCAAGCGTCGTCTGCTAGGCAGTTGTCGATGTCGCAGACGTACGTGCGCATCAGGCTTCTGCCTCGACGATCGTCACCGCGCCCGGCTTCATGAGCGCGGCCACCTTGCCACAGGCGCGCTTCACGTTGCCACGGTTGCTGTACGACTCAGCGCCGTCAGCGATGGTCTTGCCGTTCTTGGCCTTGAGCCGCCAGAACCACCAGTGGCCTCCTCGTTGCGCGCTTTTCACGCCAGGATAAAATTCGATGATCATTTTTGTTTCTCCGGAGTTGCGTCAAGAATTTGACAGTTGGTAAATTCGAAGTCGTTGTATTTTTCTCGCAAACGGGCCAGGCGACGCTTCGAGCGCTGGAGAGAAGCATCATCACGCGTCCCGCCCATGAACTCGACAACGCGCCTGCGCTGACCTTCTGCGCAGGCCTGGGTCATCAACACCGTGCGCTCTGTCAAAATGCACTGACTGATGTTGAAGTCGTAGTCGACAATCTCGTCGATCGGGTTGCCACCAATGCCGATCACCTCGATCGGAACAGGCCACTCGTTTGTCTTGACAGTTGCAAAACAAAATGGGTTCACCCCGCTGTCTGTCTCTTCGACAGGCCTGACCTCGAAACTGCCTTGAAAGTCTTCAATGAACATGCCAAGGGTGCTTAGCAGGTGTTCGCACCCAAGCTTGAAGATTGCCGCTGCAGGTGCAATGTCTTTTTCGCAGGTCACAGCAATCGGCATACCTTCCAGACGAACGAAAAGATCGATGTCCTTGACAGGCCTTTGACGACCTTCCTTGCTCAACAACAGATCTCGAATCGCGCCACCACCAATGATCACGTGGTCTGTCTTGAAGGCAAACCGCGCGTCGTGAACGATTGACTGCAGATCAAAAATGCTCAGGGTGCGCATGGCTTACCCCTTGCGCATCTTGTCGACGATCTTCAGCAGCTTTCCACGCGTCAGGAGGTCGGGGAAGTGCTCCTTGGCAAAGGCCTCGATCTCGGCAAAGTAGTCGCGGCTCTTCGGGAAGAAGAATGTGTCGGTCCACGGATGAACCTTGAGCGCCTCGTCGAGCATCGCGTTGATAACGCTCTGGTACTCGCCTTGCGTGCGGCCACCGGTGCGCGACCGGGCGAGCTCAGCCAGCGTGCGGAGGTTGAACTTGCAGACGATGTTGGTGGCGATGTTCGTCGGCAGGATCCCGCGCGCGTCTTCTGGAGGCACGCCGCGCGCCAGGAGAGCGTTGTAGGCAAATTTTATGGACTCCAGCGCGCCATTGACAATTTCATGTCCTGGCGTTCCTTTTCGGACTCTGTCGGAGTACACGTAGTCAAAGTCGCCCATGTCCAGGACGCGCATCGTCTGTTGGGCGTAGGACGCGGCGCGGGTGCGGACCTGCTGGTGGGTGTAGGCGCGGCTGACCCCTTCGACGAGGAAGGTGTAGTCAACGAACTCCCACGAGCTGGGGATGGTGTTGGCCATGTACTCCAACTCAGAGAGTTTCTTGTCGCGCGGCCAGGCGCGGATCTCGTCCAGCAGGCCGGGGCTCATG